ACATTCAACTTGATACTAACGGCTGGCTGATGACCAAAGCCACTTCGCTATGGTTGAAGGATTACGGCGTAGACAAGGTACAGATCAGTTTAGACGGCATGGACGCAGAACAGCACGACTCATTCCGGTATAAACCGGGCTCGCACGTTCGGGCGGTACAGGCTATGGAACACGTAAGGAACGCCGGGATGCAGTTACAGGTTGCTACGGTGGTAGACCATGAACGCGCTAACTCAGAGGAACTTGAAAGGTTCTTCGACTTCTGCCAACAGAACGGCGGCGCTCCTAGCGTCGTGTATGCTAAGCCTGTTGGTGAATGGGTTGGTAGATATGATTTACTCTGTACGCCTGATGACATTGCGAAGGTGAAAGTCCTGCTGGCAAAATACGGCGGGTATGACCACACTTCTATTCAGCATAACAGAGACTTGGGATGCCTGGCGGTAAAGCGCATGGTAAGCATAACCGCCTTTGGTGACGTTTTACCGTGCCCGTGGATGTACACTTCGTTGGGTAACTTATACGACGAACCGCTATCTGATATACTTAGTAGAGGTATGAAATACTTTGGTGATCGAAACCCGTTATGTAGAATGTCAGAGGATAGGGAGTTCGCTTCAAAGTACGCAGGCAAGATGAATGACAGTTTGCCGCATATTTCAGAGGTGATGTGAAACTATCTGACTTCGTTATTGAGTACATATCGCGCTACACCAAACGAGTATTCCTTGTTGTGGGCGGCGGCGCTATGCACTTGAACGATTCACTAGGCAGGTCGAAGCTGGAATATACCTGTATGATGCACGAACAAGGCGCAAGCCTGGCCGCGCAAGCATACGGGCATATCACCAATCAATTAGGCGTGTGCATGACAACGACCGGGCCGGGCGCCACCAACGCGATTACAGGATGTTTAGCCGCGTGGATGGATTCGACACCTGTGTTATTCATCAGCGGGCAGGTGCAGACTTCTCAGATGATAGGCACAAGTGGCAGACGGTATGTAGGCTCTCAGGAGTGCGATATTATCTCAATGGTCGCACCGATAACAAAGTATGCCGTGACGGTAACTGATCCGTACAAGATAAAGATACTGTTGGGCGCTGCAATCTACGCGGCAACATCAGGGCGTAAAGGCCCGGTATGGATTGATATTCCATTGGATATTCAGTCCGCTAATATCGAACCGTCACAGTTGCCGGAGTTTACACGGGTAGAAAACGAATGGGAAACGTATCTCAAAGAAGAAAACGTCAAAGCAGGTGTGAGAGCGGTAAAAGAAGCCATCAGGGCGGCTTCTAAGCCCGTTATATTCGCAGGATACGGGATTATATCAGGTAACGCAGAAAAACAGTTCTACGCGCTTCTGGATAACCTGAAATGCCCCGTACTCACCACGTGGAAATCTCTCGGACTATTATCAGACAACAATCCTGTTTATTGTGGCAGACCAGGCGGGATTGGTCAACGAGCGGCAAACAAGATACAACAGACTTGCGACTTCATTCTGGTATTAGGTGCTAAACTAGATTATGACCAAACGGCTTACCAGTTGGCAACCTTCGCGCCGTTGGCTAAAAAAATTGTGGTAGACATTGACCCAGCAGAGTTGAAAAAGTTTGATGACTCATGGGTAAAGATTCCGGCTGATGTAAAAGACTTCCTGCTTGCGCTTCATGTGGACGGTGAATACATGGCGTGGCTGAAAGAGTGTAAAGAGATGCAAAAGGAGAATGATTATGGGAAAACTTGATGCTCTCGTAGAAATAAATAAACTTCAATCAGAAACATTGTCAAGGCTAATTCAAAGCCAAGAGTGGATTGGTAAAGAGCGCACGCGCAGATTTGAGCAAACAACGATAATAAATTGCAGGATAAAAGACCAAACAATTTCTATAAATGAATTTATTGACTACTCTAAAATTGTTCAATCGGAGGAACTTGCGGTAAATTCATACCTCGAAAATTGCGCGGAATATGTAAGGAATAATATAAAATTTATTGATGAAATCGCAAAGGCCATGCGTTGATAAATAACTATCGCCTTGTTGAAGTCCTATCCGACCTATGTAACAAAGACGACGTAATCTCTCCGGGGATGTCGTCTACGTGTGCTAATCATATCTGGCAGGCGTGGAAGGTCAAATATGGTCAGAGGTTTAGTTACGCAGGCGCTATGGGCGCAATGGGGACTGGCCTACCAGGTGCAATCGGCGCGTGTCTAGGTTCTGGCAGACGTCGGACTATTTGTGTCAATGGTGACGGCGGTTTCCAGTTGAATATCCAAGAGTTGGAAGTCGTCAAAAGGCTGCAACTTCCTATCAAGTTTTTCGTACTGTCAAACGGTGGTTATGCCGCGATTATGAATACCCAGCGAAAGTATTTTGAGAGTCATTACATCGGATGCAACGAACCTGATTTTACCGTCCCTGATATTCGAAAGGTTGCCGAAGCATACGGAATAAAGACGTATCTTATTGAGAACGATAACGAGATTGAAAAGGTGTGCAAACAGGCGCTATCGGATAACCTTCCCTGTCTGGTAGAGGTGATAGAATCAAACGAACAGGAAACAGCCATGAGGGTAGGGACTAAGATGATTGATGGCAAGCCGGTCAGTATGAAGTTTGAGGAAGTCTAATGCCAAAGCCGGATAATATTATCGACCTCGTAAAAGCACTCAGAGACGCCTTAGCAAGACAAGATGAAAAGGCGCTCCGACTTCTAATTGATGCTTACGGGAATATGTACCAAAGACTATTGCCACGTATTGACGCACTGGCATTAGAGATTGCCGCATTAGACGCGCCTACCAAAGCACAGATAATGCGCCTGACAAGATATAAGACGCTTATCTCTGAGATACAACGCGAGCTAAACACGTACAGCGGATATGCCGAAACGGTGATGCGTCAGTCAAGTTCAACCGCGATAAAGTACGGGATTGTGGATGCCAAGTCAATGGTATTAGTTCAAAACCCTGGACTTGCTACCACTTGGAAAACATTGAACCCCCGTGCAATCGAGGCGCTTGTAGGATACTTACAGGAAGGTTCCCCGCTGATGAAACGGATTGATCTACTCGCTCCTACGCGAGCGCAGGCGGTAGCCAATACCATCTTAGACCAGGTAGCCTTTGGCGCGAACCCAAAGACAATCGCCGCTATGATTACTAAAGAGTTAGGGATAGGTTTGACCGACTCCCTGAGAATGACAAGGACTGTGCAAATATACAGTTACCGCGAGGCAAACAGGGCTTCATACGTTGCTAATTCCGATGTTGTGCAGGGGTGGATTTGGGTATCTGTGTTAGCAACAGAGACTTGCGCGGCTTGCATGGCCTTACATGGCACAGAGCATGGTGTAGACGAAACGCTAGATGACCATTACAACGGGGAGTGTTATGCCGTTCCTAAAGTCATTGGTGGCAGGAATGATTATTCCGGTCAGGGAGAGGCTTACTTCAATTCCCTGTCAGAAGCCGAGCAAAAGAACGTGGTAGGCAACAGCACATGGGAGCTATTGAATAACGGGGATATTGCATTCAGCGACTTGGTTACACACCGTGAGGATGAGGTGTACGGGTCTATGATTGGGGTTACGCCATATAAGGATTTGTAGAACCTTTGTATATCGTTTGTGGTATAATGAATCATGCGTGAGACGCGCATAAATCCGTAAGTCTAAATAGCCAAAGCTACATACACGTATCAAACCAATCGCAAGGTTGGTATTTTGCATTTAATTCAAGAAAGGGATATTCCGAGATGGAAACCGAACAAACTGCACCCGTGACGGATGCACCCGCAACAGAACCAGAAGAAAAGGTTGTTGATACAACTCCCGAAACGATTGAATCGCTGAAGGCACAACTGGAAGCAGAAAAACGGAAAGCACAAAACAAAACCGAAGAAGCGGACAGGATTCACAAGAAGTTATCGAAGTTCGAGGAAGAAGAGTTAAAGCGGCAAGAGGCCGCCATGTCTGACCTCGAAAAAGCACAGAAGAAAGCCGCTGACTTGGAAGCCGAAAACAAACGGCTAAAAGTGGACTCATTGAAACAATCCGTGGCTGCGAAGATTGGTTTACCTGAATCATTAGCCTTACGTCTGCAAGGTGAAACCAAAGAAGAGATCGAGGCAGACGCTAAAGAAATACTCGAAACCTTACCAAAGAAAAGCGCTCCGCAAATTGATGCTACCAATCCGAATGGTGGAACACAGCGCACGGAAACGGATGCAGAGCGGAGAAAACGACTCAACATCTAAGGAGTAACACATGACTACTGGATATAACATCTGGGGGAATGTCTCAAGCATCGCCCAGCGCATTGAAGAGGACGCGCATTTTGTAGTGCGCGAAACCGCAACAATGCAAAACCTGATTACTATGTTCCGCGACCAGACGGGTATGAATGTCCGGCGTGGATACAAGTATGACCAGATGAGTGCCGTCGAAATCTCTGACGGTGACGAAATCACGTCAAGCACTTTCACCCCTTCCGCCGACCAGGACTTGACCCCGAAGATCATCTCTTTGGGCGCGTTTGTCTCTGATGCCCGTGCTTCATCCATGCTCCCCGAAAACATCATCTCTGACGTTGCAACTGAGCTTGGTCTTGCCGCATCTGACAAGGTTGAATCAGATCTCGTTGGTTTGCTTGACAATCTGACTGGCGGAACCGTTGGTACTGCCAATACCGCCATCACTTGGGGTTGGGTAGCTGCCGCAATCGCACAGGCTCGCAACGCCAACAAGAACTCGAAAGTTCCTCTGGCTTGTGTGCTTCACGGTTATCAGTATGCAGTTCTGGCGAAAGCCGCATCTGTGGCTGGTTCCTCGCTTGCGCAGGCTCCTGGGTACACCGAAGAGATGACCCGCAGCGGATACGTCGCTAACTTCATGGGCGTGCCTATCTATCAGGTCTTTGCTGCTGCTAACTCCGCCGCAGACTTCTATGGTGGTGTGTTCCCTCGCAATGCTCTAGCAATCGACTGGCGCAAAGCCATCTCTATTGAACCGGAACGCAAGGCATCCCGCATCGGTTATCAGTTCAATATGTCCGCTATTTACGCTTGTGGCGTGTGGCGTCCCGAGTTGGGCGTTCAGATTCTCGCTGACGCTACTGCTCCATCGAGCTAGGAGGTAAATAATGGATCACTTTGGTAGCCCGTTCAATTTTGCTGGAACTGTGTACGTGGGGACTGTTGTACTCCCCTTTGCTAAAGCACCCGCCGATTCACTTGGCGGTGGCTACACCATTACCGAAACCTGGATTGCGTCTGATGTCGCTCTTGCGGCAGGCTCCGCCCCCGGCTTCGCTTTGGTGACTGTTGCGAGTGGTACTTCGCAGACTCCCACCGGAACCATTTGCTCAATCTCTGGTACTGGTGCATGGACTGCCGGAACCGCGCGCTCTGGCTTTGCAACCGTCTCTGATGGTTGGGTAGACGGCGGCGAGTACGTGGCTCTGGAATACATCGGAACCGCTGTAAACGCGACTGTCTTCAACGTCATCGGCGGGTTCAACGCCGTAATGGGTAGGTAATATAAAACTGGCAGGCTAGAGGCTAGACTCGAAAAGGGCATATCCCACCCCTGCCTGCCAGCAACGGGATACATGAAAGGGAAATCATGTCACTTAAGTTCTCCTGGCTCTCGAATTGTCCCTGGTGGGGCAGCGGTTATGGCGTACAAACAAATATGTTTGTACCTCGCATGAAAGCAGATGGTCACGACCCCGCAATTATAGGATACGCCGGACTATCTGGGAACGTTATCAACTACAACGGAATACCAGTATTCCCGTCCGCACTTCATCCTTATGGACAGGATATTTGGGTAGAGCATACAAGGAAGTTCGGCGCAAATTTGATGTTCACGCTGACCGACTCCTGGGTGATTGAAACACAAACGATACCGCGCGGAATGTACTGGATTCCCTGGTATCCGGTAGACCACAACCCCATGCCTCCGGCTGTGAGAGAGAAGTTATCTCACGCATACCGCAGAATCGCAATGAGCAAGTATGGGGTACAAAAAACGCATGAGGCCGGATTGGATTGCTACTACGTCCCTCACGGGGTAGACACAAAAGCATACCATCCGATAGACAAACAAGAAGCACGCGAACTGCTAAAACTCCCAAAGGACGCATACATCGTAGGCACGGTTGCAATGAATAAAGGCGCGAGTCCTTCTCGCAAGGCCTTTGTCGAAATGATCTCTGCCTTTACGTTATTCAAGCAGACACACAAGAACGCCGTGTATTTGTTACACACTTCGACAGGCGAGGGCATGGATGGCAGCGTCGTTCACTTCAAAGAGTTATGTGCTCAAAACGGTTTGGAGTTAGGCAAAGACGTAATCTTCACCGACCCGTATT